GTATGGTTTGTCGGTCAAATACTATAAAGAACTTTAAGGGCGCGGGATAATAACAAGGGGGGTCGTGTAAATTGTCCCTATAGTGTACGGAGCAATCCGATGCTGAGAACCAGCGAGTCAGGCAATGTAGCGAGCAAATGCCGTGGATAAGACCTGACTCACCAAATCACACACTATGGAGAACATTTTATGGCAGTTCGCAGACGGTCTTCATCCAAGGTCGCAACAACTGTAAATAAAAGTCCTTCTGCTGAGGTTAAGGTCACTAAATACTCAAAACCTATTGAGATTAAGAAAGTGACTGAAACTCCCACTAAAACCAGACGATTCGCAACAACTCGTCCTGATGAACCAAAGATTTCACTGGAAGAGTATGTAACTGATTTCAAAATCAGAATGCAAATCAACAACTATGAGGTAATGGAATTCCTCGAAGATTGTAAGAAATGGTACAATACTTCTTCTCCTTATGTTGTTAAAGCATTCAACTTCGTGAAAGACAAAGTTCAAGAGTTTTCAGCAACACCAGTAGAGAAGAAGGAAGAGGATAAACCAGCAGAATAACTGTCACAAGGAGGGGTCAAACCCTCCTATTTTTTTGTTATGATACTACTATGAAAAACACTCACATCGAACATCCAGAAGACTCCATTCTCACAGGCGATTTAAGTGTATTAGATTGGTTCTGTGCTGATGGTAACATATCAGTCAAAATTGATGGTGCTCCAGCAATAGTTTGGGGACGTAATCCTGCGACTGGTAATCAATTTGTAGGCACTAAATCTGTCTTCAATAAAAAGTTAATTAAGATCAATGAATCCCATGAGGATATTGATAAGAATCACAGTGGAAATGTAGCAGAGATATTACATGAGTGTTGGGATTATCTTCCTGATACTGATAACATCTATCAAGGTGATTTTATTGGTGTTGGTGGTGATAATTGTTATAGACCTAACACCATAACATATGTTTTTGATGAAATAATACCGCATGAGATTATAATAGCACCTCATACAACATACGAAGCTAAAGAAGATTTAAGAGATGCAATTGCAAGACCAATAACAGATAGAGAGATACTTTCTCTATGGGAAGAAGATTGTGATGTGCTATTCTTGAGACCATTTGTTACACTTAAGGAGCACAGAGATGATATGAATGATCTCTGTAATTTTGCTGCTCAAATGTCAACATTATGCACATTCGTGAATGAAAGACAAGCAACACACTTAAAAAAGGTGTTAAACTCTTACATTAGAGATGGAAGACAAGTTGATGAGGAAGAGATAGCATTACAGCACGACGTTGATATTAACCTGATACGATTGTGGAAGTTAGTTGAATCAATCAAAATGGACATGTTTTGTTACATTGAGACAGATGATTCCGTGAAATGTATCATCGAAGGTCATGAAGTTGACCATGAAGGTTATGTTATAGAAAATGGGTTTGGTACATTTAAGATGGTAGATAGAGAAACATTTTCTTACCATAACTTTAACCTAGCAAAGAGTTGGTAAGGGGGTACGCTTAAAGTGTCCTACTAGTGAGAGACAAACCAGGCATCAATCGTGTAAGTCCTGTTTTTGTCTCTCCCACTCAATTCTTGGAGGCATTTAATGACAACAAAGGTCAAAAAGAAACTAACAGTGGAGGATGTAATTCATCCAGTTGAGTTAACTTATCAACGTTCAATCCCTGAAATGGTATTAGATTGGACAAATGAGTTAGTATTAAGATTGCAAGCAGATTACGATCGACAGTATAAAGAAAACTCAAATCCTTGCAAGTTTTCTATCACTAGCGGTCGCAAATATCATAAAATTCTTGATAGAAAAGGATCTGTACATGCTTTCGTTAATAAACAAACTGGAGAACTATATAAACCCGCTAGTTGGAATGCACCTGCCAAGCATGTTAGATATGATTTGAGACGAATTAAGCAGCGTCATGAATGTTTTAACAATGCAGATTGGGCAGGAAGTTATCTTTACCTAAGAGGTTAATTATGCTTTGGGAAATCAAACTTTACGTTGCAGGTAAAGTCTTCAACGAAAAAGTTCATGCAGTTGATAGAAACAATGCTATCGATACTGCAAAGGCACGTAATCCTCATGCCAAGGTAATTGGCGCAAACCCAGTATTCAAATGAAAACACAATTCATGCCACCTCAAACATACTTTAGTAACGTCAATCGTTACACAAGAGCAGGAAGAAATGGCAAGGATATATTATGCCCTGAGTGTAGAACTTGGGGCACTGTTTATCATTTTGCATGGAGTGCATTAGGTTGTACTCATTGTAATGAAATGATAGATAAAGAGGATTGGTTAGTTGAAAAGAATGTCTAACAAAAAGGAACCAAAAGTTAAACTCTCCTTCGACGGTTGTTATAACTATGACCGTCTAAAGAAGGAGGGTTTAATTAATGCTGAAGAGGAAAAAGATAAGAAAGAATATACACCTGAAAACGACCCATTTGGAGGATATTAAATGAACATTATCGAAAACATTCGCACCTTCTTTGTTAATATCCTTGAATGGATTAAGGGAGCATTTAGTATAGCTCCAGCAGAGATTATAGACCCTGAAGTAGCATTTCTTGAGAAATTAGATACAAAAGGTTACACTTTTGATGAAGAAAAGAATTGGTATGTAAGAACATGGACAACAAATAATGGTAAGGAAAGTTGTCTCGAAGTCTATCAAAAAGACGAGGAAAGTAACTGGAAAGTCATAATGTATGGGACTGAAGGTGATATTTTCTATGAACATCCTGTGGAGATATGAAGAACACAAATACCCTAGGAATGTTCCTGATGACTATACTAACTCAGGTCTCATTTGTTGGACTATGTGTTATTTTGTGTTTATTGCTTGTCTGACTAGAAGGGGGTACGCTTAAAGTGTCCTCCTAGTGAAGGGAGGGAAATTCCTGAAACAGGTAGTCCCGTCAAGTTCTTAACAGCGATGTTATGCTCCCTCACTCAAATTTCAATCGTTTTAATTATGTCAACTCTTCAAAATGAAGTCCTATTAGAAACAATCTATGAGGAAGTTTTGGAAGAGTTATCATCAAAGAACTTTCATTTGTTATTCTCTGAGTCTGAAATTAATGAGATGGCAGAGAAACTAACCATCGAAAGATTCTGGGACAGATAACACAAACCAAGTAAACTTCATTCATTATTTTTCTATTATGTCACAAACACTTCGTTCACTAACTATCACCGAACAAGAAGAAACTGCACTCGTTGAAATGATTAAATTCTTCAACGATATGGGTCTTCCCGATGATATCAATTCCACAGATTATGACACACTATGTGAGAAAGTCTGTGAACCAGCATTCTGGGAGTATAACTAACTCCCATTTTTATTATTCACTTTATTGAGGTTATTACCATGACTACATTCACAATCAACAACAAGGAATATACACATAATGAGTTAAATCTTATGTGGGATTTCTTCACTCAAGACCAATGGGATTCTATCCTAAGTGATATTAAAGATCCTGAGATTGTGTCCACTATTCAACAACTATGGAGGGCAAGTTACTAATGAAATTAACACTAAATCAATCTGAGTTTATTGTACTTAAGGGAATTATTGATGACCGATTAAATTCACTTAAGGAGACAATTACAAAGCACAGTGATAATTTAGATGAGTATGAACGTGATATCAAGAACTATACAACTTATGATCTTCATGTTAAACTATCTGAGGTACAATGATGAATTTACTAGACAAATTGTATGCCTACATTATGAATCATTTTTTACCTAAAGATGATTTTGACCCTGATAAAGTAACATGCACATTAGACGATCATCCAGTAGATTGTAACACTTGGGAGGAAACTAATTATGGAAACTAAAGAATGGAACTTACAAACAAGAGGACAATTAGTTGAGGATTTATATTATACTTGTAGGCAAGATGGTGAGATATTAGAAGAATTATTAGATGAGTATGTATATCTTTTGAAAGATAATCCTGATAGGTTAAATGTACTTAAGGGATATACTGATGAAACATTAGGTGAATGAATTGAACAAATATCAGTTTACATTATTATTCATTCAAGGGCTATTTCTTGTAATGATTTTAAACATAGTACAAAACGGTGGCATGTAATCAACATAGATAATGTGCCACCATTTTTATTATCCATCATGACTAATTTCATCAAACTGGATATAAACGAACACCTGCAAAGTAAGTATCCTAATTTACCATCAGACCAAATAGATTTAATTGCTGAAGATGTATCAAGGCGATGGGATTACAGGGAATTAATTGATAGTGTAGATTTCAAATGTAAGCAAACAGCATATTATGCAAATATTGAATTAGGGGAGGAAAGTTATAATGAAGGTATAGGAATTAAATATGAACCAATGGAGCACAGTTCTGAAGGGTGTTAATAGGAAGGGGGTACGCTTAAAGTGTCCTTCTAGTGAGGGGGTACACAAGGGCAGTTGCCTCCTCACAGTTCTAAACCAAGACTCATTATGAGAAAGATTGAAACCCAAATGAATTCCGCCATCCGTTCCCGTCGCGACTGGCATTCAGGAAACACAAGGGTTGAAATCACTGAAGACCAGACAGCAATTGTTTATCTTCACGGCAACAAAATTGCTGAGATTGATGAAACAAATGTTCGCCTATTTGATGGCGGTGGTTATCAAACAGTGACCACAAAATCAAGACTCAATGCTATATGCTATGAGTTCTTATCTCCTTTCTTTGGTGTATTTCAAAAGAACTGGAATTGGTTTGTTAATGTTCAACTTGACCGCACAAATCCAGTCCCATTCTATTCAGGTATCGCACTCGATGTGTGATACCTTTTTTATTACTTAATCAACAAATTTACTATGAAAAACTTATTTACTATTGGTCTAATTTTCGTTTCAATGTTAATTACTAGTTGTGCGACTAATGTAAAAGAACCCAAAGGAAGTTCAACAACTGAAGCACAACAAGCATGGGATAATTTGCCTATTGATAGTACAACTGATGAAGAGTTTTTTAACTCCACTAATTAACAACAATGACCCAAACAAAACCCATCTTCAATAACACAATGAACACATCAATTCGTTACTGGTTTCCTGATAATCAACAGTGCAGATATATGTCATTTAAGACATATGAAGAGGCACTAAATGCAATTCGATTGTTATCACAAGTTCAAATAAAAGCGGAGGTAAAATGTTACTAACTAAGGAGGAATATGATGCACTAATTGTTCTTATCTCCCTTGAACAAAATGATATTATTGATGATGAAGAAAATGAGTTTTGGAATCAAATAAGACGTAAACTTAGGCATCAAACTTATCAATCTGCACTTTAACTAAAATGAATCATTATCCCGAAAATGAGTACCCAAATCTTTATAACGAAATAGTCAAAGATTGGAATTTTCGTTATGGCAAATTCAGTCCAATTCCTTATCCCAATGTAACAAATAAGCAAGAAAAGAAGTCTGAATTACTACCTAAACCCATTCGCAAATTACCCCAATGATTGACTACAACTCCCCCAAAATTCTCCAACAACAAGCAACATTAGTATTGGAACATGTAGAGGACATTGTTGAACATATATGCGATGAAAATAGACTAAGTGGTGAGAAAGTATGGGTAATGATTAATGCACTAAGTGAAGCAAAAATCAATGAATATCCGTCCCCCGATGATAACGAAGATGATTAACATAATAGCTCTAATGTATGGTTATCTCATCGTAATTAACCAACTATTGTTTCACACTATCCCCCAAACATTATGAACACTAATTTTCAACTAAGACAAGCACTTTGTGAGGGTATTCTTGATAATATGGATCCTTCAGAAATGGCACAATTTATATACGACTCATTAGAATTGTCCTATGATAAGTATTCTGACAATGAGTTAAAAAGCGAGATAGAAGAACAATTAGGAGAGGAACATTTAGCATCAGTTCTTAACACTATTAAGGAGGAAGTATGACAACAAAGTACAATCAATTAGTAGACAATTTGGTAAACTCAATGAAACAATCAACAGACAACATTTACTCAGTTCCTGATAACAATCCAAGGAAAAGTTTCGATGAATTGTATGAAGAATATAGTAGTAAATCTATCCCAGAACAAGTAAACAATTTAAAGCAATTAGGTCGTAAGTTAGTATCACAAATAGATGGAATAGTTGATAAGTTAAATGTTATAATAGAGGATATAGAAGAGGAAGAAAGTAATAATAAGGAGTTTGAAATTACAGTAGACCCATTAACACATAAGGTCATATATAACACTGAATTAAATGAATATAAGGTAGTAAGAAGAGAGGACTAATTATACCTAACCTGTGGAAAACTATTGTATACTTAAGGGGTCTAATCACCCCTTTTTTAGTATCAATTAATACCAAACATATATTAAAAAGGTTTATAAATGGTCGAATAAATAGCACCCCGTTGTTTATACGTTTTCCACAAGTATGTTGAAAAGTAGTGTATAATAGGGGAAAAGTATGTGGAATAAGTTGTTAGTAAAGGAGTTATAATTGTACTAGAGAAGGTGATAAGAATGCTCAATTATTTGTGTTCTTAAATGTGCTCAGACGTTGTGATCTAAGCGAGCGTAGTATAACACAATCGCTCGCAAACTACAAGGGTCTGGGTAACATTTTGTAGTATAATACCAAACCAGTTCAGTATAAACTAGAACCGATAGTTTAGGTTCGTTATGTAACACAAATGTACTATAAATATCTTACACTACTTGACACTTTTCCACAGTTATGTTATAGTACTAACTAACACTCCCAGGGGTCTAATCTCATGCCAGTTTCTAACGCTTACTGTAGTGCTGCTAAGTATAGAATAACACTAGAATTAGATGTGCTCGATGACTTTAATCCCCGGCAGATTAACTGGGCAAAAATGTTTGAATTGGCAGAAGATGAGTCCGTAGAGTGTTACATTGAAGAATTAGATTAGGAGTTAGTTATTATAAGGGGGTACGCTTAAAGTGTCCCCCTAATGAACACTCAACACCAGTCAATCATGACCACAGTTTATAACACTGAAGCACTGCTATTTGCGCTAGAAGATGCACAAACAGGCAGAGAATTGCTAGAGGTTATTGATGCTTTCGTAGCAGAGATTAGCGACTAGTTCTTATTACAAACTGTGTACCCCTTGATTGACACTCAGGGGGTATAATAGTATAATGACAGTATATGCGTAAAACACAGTATTTGCGCCCTTTTGTGTTACCTTGCCGCGCCGCGTTGCCTTAGCTTAAAAAAAGGGTCCTATCTAGGCTACAAAAGTGGGACTATACGAGATCATTATATAAAAAAATCTGAAAAAATTTCTGGGACCCACAAGGTCGCACAGGGGTCGCACAAAACCTATATACAAAAACGCCCAGGTATTATGAAAGATGAAACGATTTATCATATATACGCGAAGAATGTGTGTTTATATCCGTGCCTAAAAGAAGAGGAGTTCAAAGTAAAATGGGCAGAACTCAAAGGAATGGTTGGGTTAATGAAGACAGATTACATAGAAGAAGACCTGAGTTTTGTGGAATGCCCAGCAGATAATGTGGGCACCGGTGGGGGTTCTTATGATGATAATTTAGAACCGTCATATTAACCGAACAGAAAAAAAACTAATTGACACTCTACATATATTAGAGTATAATGAATTGAAAGGACTTAGGATTTATGGCAAAAGGATTTACAGTCAAAGCAAACTCACCAAAACCTAAAGCAAAGGAAGAGTGGGACATTGACGCAATCAAGGCAAGAATGAAGGGGAAGGCAATAGTCTTCTGCTTACCTGGGAGGGGAGTTTCCTACATTTTCTTGAAGAACTTTGTACAGTTATGTTTTGATATTGTACAGAATCAGATGAGTATACAGATATCTCAGGATTACTCATCGATGGTAAACTTTGCAAGATGTAAGTGTCTTGGAGCAAACGTCTTAAGGGGTAAAGACCAGATTCCATGGGACGGAAAATTAAACTACGATTATCAACTCTGGATTGACTCGGATATTGTCTTTGACACTAACAAGTTCTGGCAGTTATGTGATCTTTCATTAAATGCAGAGGGCGAAGAGAAAGCAATCACAGCAGGTTGGTATGCCACTGAAGACGGAAAGACGACAAGTGTTGCCCATTGGTTAGACGAAGAGGATTTCCGTAAGAATGGTGGAGTTATGAACCATGAAACGGTAGAATCTATCAGTAAGCGTCGTAAGCCTTTTACAGTTGACTACACTGGGTTTGGATGGGTGATGATTCAAAAGGGCGTTTTTGAGAAACTCCCATATCCTTGGTTTGCTCCTAAGATGCAAGTCTTTGAGTCTGGCGCAGTCCAGGATATGTGTGGAGAGGACGTAAGTTTCTGTCTCGATGCAATCGAGGAAGGTTATGATATCTGGTGCGATCCTCGTATTAGAGTCGGCCACGAAAAAACTCGTGTCATTTAAGAAAATGGCACCGTTTGGAAGTAAACCCGGTTTCTCGAATAAGACAGACGAACAACTCTGGTATGAAATCAGTGAAAATCTTACTGAATTAGGAAAGAGGGACGCTGTTCAATATCAGGTGCGGGCCTCGAAGGAGTCCGTAATAGCAAAATTGAAAGAATTGGAGGAAAATGGCAAAATCTAGACAAGGGATTTATGGTACAGGGGATTTTTTCTTTGCACCGCCGAAGAAAACTCGTCAGGGAAGGTCCGAAAACACCAAACTCGCGCCTTCCTCTCGTAACAAAGCAAAGAAGAAGTATCGAGGACAAGGAAAATGACCCAAAAGAGCGTTTTTACGCTCTTTTTTCATGTGTAAATAGAAAAAAATCGCGGATTTAGTGAAAATGTCTAGACTACCATCTACATACAACGAAAAAATGCTTAGAGAAATCGCAAATGATGCAATTACACCTAAAAAAAGCGATAGAAAAGTTCAAAATGACCTCTATGAACGTGCCGAAGACGGTGATTTTTACGAAGGATTGGACTATGACGACGATATGATCCCTTCTGCACAAGTTTAGTTAAAGATCCTTAATAAATAACTAATAATTTTATAATTTCTAATGCCTCTCCAAAAGGTAAGTCAAGGATTTAAGGACATTAGCATGTCATTTCAGTCTAACCCACTGAATAATGACCTTATTGGGCTTAAAAACGAAAACGCAATTGCTCGTTCTGTTAAAAACATAGTTTTTACAGTTCCTGGAGAGAAGTTTTTTAATGAAGACTTTGGATCTGAGATTTCTGCCATACTTTTTGAGAATGTTGATGATATTTCAGCTGCAGAAATTGAGGATCAAATTACATTATCTATTGAAAATTATGAACCAAGAGTGAAATTGCTCAGTGTAGTAGCAATTCCTGATTTTGATAATAACCAATTTGATACTGTTATCAATTATGAAATTATAGGTATGGATATTCCACCACAAGAACTACAATTCGTTTTGCAACCAACAAGATAAGATGCCATTAGTCAATTTTTCAAATTTAGACTTTCAGCAGTTAAAAACGACTCTGAGAGATTATCTACAAGCAAATAGTAATTTCACAGATTACGATTTTGAAGGTTCTAACCTTTCATCTATTCTTGATGTATTAGCATATAACACTTACATTACTTCATACAATGCCAACATGGTTACGAATGAAGTTTTTATTGACAGTGCAACTCTAAGAGAAAATGTAGTTTCATTAGCAAGAAATATTGGATATTTACCTCGCTCAAGGACCGCTGCAACCGCCACAATCAACTTCTTTGTCAATTGTGACTCAATCGTACCACCACCTGCTACACTAACCCTTAAAAAGGGTCCTGTAGTACGTACACAGGGTTCTTTTGGTAACCAATCCTTCGTTTTTTGTATTTTAGAAGATATTACAGTTCCAGTCTATGATGGAGTTGCTACTTTTGATGAAATTCCTGTTTATCAAGGCACTCTTTTAACAAATACCTTTACATATAGTCGTAGAAACCCTGATCAACGTTTTATTTTACCAAATATTGGAGTTGACACTAATTTAATCACCGTTACAGTCAAAGCAAACGAATCTGCAACAGCATCAGTTAAATATAGTGCTCAAGATAGTCTTTTTGACATCGATTCTAATTCAAAAGTCTATTTTTTACAAGAAATTGAAGATGAGAGGTACGAACTCTTCTTTGGAGATGATATTTTCGGAAAAGCACTCGAAGAAGGTAATTTTGTTACAGCAGATTACATTATTAGCGATGGTGATGCTGCAAATGGCATTAGTGATTTCGCATTTTCAGGTAGATTGACTTATAATCGCAATTCTTTAGGTTATAACGTCACTACAGGTGTTTCTTTAATTACAACAGGTACTATTTCAGCTGGTGGAGAAGAAATTGAAGCAGTTGAGTCAGTTAAGAAGTTTGCACCTCGAATTTATGCTTCTCAAAATCGTGCAGTTAGTGCAAATGACTATGAAACACTAATTCCAGCAAAAATCTATCCAGAAACTGAATCTATTACCGTTTTTGGGGGAGAAGACCTAATTCCTCCTCAATATGGAAAAGTTTTCATCAGTATTAAACCAAGAAGTGGAGATTTCTTGCCAAACTTGATGAAAGAGAATATTAAAACGAAATTAAAGAAATATGCTGTTGCTGGAATCGTTCCAGAAATCCTTGATTTGAAATATCTCTACATTGAAGTTGATTCTAAGATATATTACAATTCTAACCTTGCTCCAAACGGTGCTTATGTTTCAAGTGTCGTTCAAGACAATGCACAGAAGTATGCAGAGTCTACAGAGTTGAATAAGTATGGTGCTAGGTTCAAATATAGTAAATTCTTAAAAATTATTGATGATAGTAACGATTCTGTAACATCTAACATTACAACTGTCAATATGAGGAGAGATTTGAGAGTTGTATTAAATGCTGCTGCTGAGTATCAAGTTGGATTTGGTAATAAGTTCCATATTAAGAGTATGGACGGATATAACATCAAATCTTCTGCTTTTACAGTAAGTGGTGTTACTGAAAACGTTTATATATCTGATGTTCCTAATACTAACAGAACAAACGGATCTTTATTCTTATTTACTGTTCCTTCAGTCAATTCTACAACTCCAACAATTATAAGAAGGAATATTGGAACAATTGACTATGAAAATGGAATTGTAACCTTAAATCCTATTGTTATTGAATCTGGTAAGTTCAAAGATGGGCAATCCATTATTGAAATATCTGCTTGTCCTGCATCTAATGATGTTGTCGGATTACAGGACTTATATTTACAACTAGATATAAGTACAAGTAATTTTGAAACGATTGTTGACGAAATCTCATCGGGATTAGACCCAGCAGCATCAAATTATGTTGTAACTTCCAGCTACTCTAACGGCGCACTAGTAAGAGCATAAAATGGCAGAAAAGAGAATCCAGTTTAGTAACGTAGTTCAAAACCAGCTGCCTGCGTATGTAAGGAACGAATATCCTTTAATTTCAGAGTTCCTGAAAGAATATTACGTTGCTCAGGAATTTGAAAGTGGTCCAATTGACCTTATTCAGAATATTGACCAATATATTAAAATTGATGAAATAACCAATCTTACTGAAACTGTAGGATTGAGAACTGATATTACATATGATGCTTCAACTATTGATGTTGATATGATTAGTCATCCAGAAGGAACTACTGGATTTCCGGATTCTTATGGACTATTAAAAATTGATGATGAGATAATTACATATACTTCCAAAACTAAAACATCATTTAATGGATGTATTAGGGGATTTAGTGGTATAACTTCATATAGAGCAGAAACTGAAACTGACCAATTAGTTTTTAATTCAACAGAATCTGCTGATCATGCTTATACAGCACCTGTTCAAAATTTAAGTTGTCTTTTTCTTAAAGAATTTTTATTAAAGACAAAATATCAACTTTTACCTGGATTAGAAGAAAGAGATTTACATGAAGATTTAAATAAGAACGTTTTTATAAAACAAGCTAAAGATTTTTATTTAAGTAAAGGAACAGATCATTCTTTTGAAATCTTATTTAAAGCATTATATAATGAAGATGTAAGTATAATAAAACCAAGAGATTTTCTTGTTACTCCATCTAATGCTCATTTTATTATTACAAAAGATCTTGTAGTTGAACCTATTGAAGGAGATCCAGCAAATCTTTTAAATGCGACTTTATATCAGGATGCTTATGGAGATAGTATTGAAAAGGGATATGCTCCTATTACTTCTATAGAAAAAATAAATCCTGGATATGGTAAAACTTATTATAAACTTAGTATAGATGGTGGATATAATAGAGACTCACGAGTTGATGGTGCATTATATGGAAGTTTTACAGTTCATCCTAAAACTAAGGTAATTGGTGAAGTATCTGCGGGAACCACTTCATTAGATGTAGATTCAACTGTTGGATTCTCTACTTCTGGTGAATTGTTAGTAGATTATGTTGATACGACTATAGGAGTTGTTTCTTACACTTCTAAGAACTTAACTCAGTTCTTTGGATGTAGTGGTATTGATAAAAGAGTATTAAATGCAGCAAATGTTGGAATTAATACTTATGCTTATGGATATAATTTTTATGATCAAGATGATAAAATCACTGTAAGAATTAATTCTGTTTTAGGTGATTTAGATTATCCTACTCGTACTCATTATTATAATATTAATGATACTGCTAAGATTAAAACCTTAGGTGTTGCTAATAAGAATTTCAGAGCACAAAATTGGTTTTATAATATTGCACCAACTTTTAATGTTACTAAGATTACATTAGTTAATGCTTCTGATAGATCATATCAAGTTAATACCAATACAGAGCATACTTGTCGTATTGGAGACTCTGTAACCCTTATTGGTAGTTCAGTAGGGACTTATGCAAGTTCTCTTATAATAGAAATATTAGATGCTAAATCTTTTGTTATAAGAGGTCAGGGAGATATTGATACTGCTGATAAGTATACAATTAAGAGAAATATTTTAAAAACCAATTCTAATACTTTCCCTGAGGCAGTACAATATACTACTAATGTTCAAAACGTATATAATATTAATGGTCAAGAAGATCTTTTAATAGCATCTTCATCAATTCCTTCATATTATGCACAACCACTTAATGCATCAACTCAAGAAACTACCATAACAGGTACATTTAGTGGAACTGAATTTGAGATATCACCAGATAAAGACCATGGTTTCTATACTGGAGATGAAGTTTATTATATTCCAGAAAAGATTGAAGAGAAATATTTCACTGCTGGCGGAGCAATTGCTACTAGAGTTAGTATCGGAACAAAGTTATTTGATGAAGGTCTTTATTTCTTATACAGAGTAAATTCTTCAACAGTTAAATTTGCTAAGAGCAGAACTGATATTTCTAATGGATCATTTGTTTCTATTGAAGCAACAGAAGTAAAGAATAATAAAGTACAACCATTTGATTTTAAAGGTAAGACTTTAGCATCACAAAAACTTGTAAGAGAAGTACTTCCACCTAAGAATGATGGAATTTTGTCTCCCACTATTCCTGGATATACTGGGATTTTAATAAATGGTGTTGAAATTTTAAATTATAAATCTCCTGATTTAATTCATTATGGTCGAATTGAAGATATTGAAGTTATTGCTCCTGGTGATGACTATGATGTAATAAATCCCCCTCTTATTAAGATTTCTGATCCTGTTGGTGCAGCAGCTACTGGACATGTGGATGTTAGTGGTTCTTTGGAAGAAATTAGAGTTTTAGATTCTGGATTCGATTATCAAGGTATTCCTGAAGTTAATATTAGGGGTGGTAATGGTTCTGGTGCAAATGCTACCGTAACTATGCGATCAATTGTCCATAAGGTTGACTTTGATGCCCAAGTGGTTGGTGGGGCTGTAGGAGTTGGAACAACTTTATCAACAATTGGATTTGGCACATATCATAAGTTTAAAAATGCAGAACAGGTAATTTATCTAAGCAATGGACAAGAAGGTATTAGTGGACTTACGACTGATGCTTCTTATTTTGTTAATACAATAAGCAATACTGAGATATCATTACATCCAACTGAAAATGATGCTCAACTTGGAATTTCAACGGTTTCATTACTTTCTTATGGAGTCGGTAGACAATCTATTAAATCTTATAACACAAAGTCTGTAGTAGATGCAGTTAATGTTGTTAGTGCGGGTAGTGGATATTCTTATAAGAAGAGAGAAGTAAGTTCAGCAGGTGTTAGTACTGCTCTTAATAAAATTGAATTTATAAATCATGGATATGAATCTGGAGAAGTTATTAACTATTCTTCTACAGGAACTGCAATTGGTGGACTTAATAGTGGAACTGATTATTATCTTACAAAGGTAGATGATAACAATTTCAAATTATCTGCTGTTGGTCTAGGTTCAACTAATAAAGATTTTTATTATAGAACTAATCAATATATTGATTTGACTAGTGTTGGTGATGGAACATTCAAGTATCCTGATATTTCAGTAACTTTAGTCGGACGTGTAGGAATATCTTCAATAGGTAGTGAGACATTTGAAGCAGAAGTCCAACCAATATTCCGAGGAGGAATAACTGGAGCATCTTTGACTAATAAGGGTGTTGGATACGGATCTTCTGAAATTATTAATTATATTAGAGATCCTTTAGTTACTTTGTCATTTGGTGATGAAGCACAATTAACACCAATTATTGTTGATGGTAAGATTGATGAAGTAATAGTTATGAGCGCTGGTAAAGAATATAATTCTCCTCCAGATTTAGTAGTAGAAGGAAATGGCATTGGTGCTGTTGTAGTTCCTGTAGTTTCTAATGGTATTATAACTTCTGTTAAAGTAGTTGCGGGTGGTGCTGGATATACTCAGGATACAACTACTATTTCTGTTCTTTTCCCTGGAGATGGAGCAGTTCTTAAACCAAATGTACAAACTTGGCGTATAGATTTAGTTAAGAGACATTTTGAAGAATTTAGTGAAGATGATGGATTTATTTCTGAAGGAATTAATGATAAGTATGAGTTAGAATACTGTCATTTATATGCTCCTAGAAAACTTAGAGAATCTGTATACTCTGTAGATCAGACAGGAAAGATCATCTATGGTGAAAATGACCTTGTAAGACAAGATGGTGTTGAAGTTGCTGCTAGAAACCACTCTCCTATTATTGGATGGGCATATGATGGTAACCCAATTTATGGTCCATTTGGATATCAGACTAAGCAAGGTGGTGTAGTTGCCCAGATGAGGTCTGGTTATAAATTATCCCTTGCTGCAGATAGACCACCTTTTCCTGCAGGATTCTTTGTTGAGGATTATTCATATTCTTTAATAACTGATGAGGATGTTCTTGATGAGAATAATGGTAGATTTGGTATTACTCCAGAATTTCCAGAAGGAACATATGCATATTTTGCTACTATTGATAGTACTCAAGCAGCATCTGCTGGAGCATTTGCAAATTATAAGCAACCAGTTTTCCCATATCTAATTGGTCAGAGTTATCATTCGACACCTAATAATTTTAACTTCCGTACAACTTCTAATCAAGATGAATTTGTGTTTAGTCGGGAATGGTTGAGAAATACTCAACCATATAATTTGATGGATGGAGAAGTGCAATATGAATATGTTTATATACCTAACAAATTAAAACAGACAGCAAAAATTAAAAATGTAGAATCTGGAAAGGTTGATACTGTAGGAATTGAAACTGGTGGTACCAATTATAAAGTTGGTGACCCTATAGCGTTTATAAATCCTCCTCACGCTAGTAATGGAGCAGGAGCAGCTGCCAATGTTTCATCTATTGGTGGTAAGGTAATTAATACAATTAGTATTGCTTCTAGTACCATTAATCCAGTTGAGATTTACCCTGGAGAGAATAGGGGTGATTATGTTGTTGTTTGTGATAATCCACATAACTTTAGGAATAACGAAACAATTAGTATTTCTGGATTATCTACTACATCCTCAAAGATTGGTGGATTCTATAAGGCAGGAATTACAACTGCTATGTTCTCTGTAGCAGGGGTTGGAACCACTACAACTGGTATAGGAACTATTGGGGCAACTGGAATTGTTACTTATATTAATTTGGATGGAAATCTTTCTTATCCTACTGAGGATTATTATCAAGTAAAAAATATTAGATCAAATGATGTATTTAAACTTAATGATGAAAAAGTTAAGATTCTGAATGTAGAACCTAAACTATCAAGAGTTAGAGTTATTAGAGGTATTGGAACTGGTAGCACTGTAGGTGCTGCTCATAGTGCCACAACGGTCTTATATGAAGATTCTAGACTAATAACTATAGATTCTGGATTTAGCACAAGTTATAAGTATACAATTAATAAAGAGATTTATTTTAATCCAAGTGAGTCGGTTGGATTAGGAACTACTGCTGGAGTTGGTATTGGTACAACCATTTCCTTTGCCAATCCAGGAACAGGAATTAGTAATATCTTTATTCCTACTAAGTCAATCTATATTCCTAAGCATGAATTAAAGACTGGTGATAAGTTAACGTATTCTCCAAATAGTGGAGCAGGTCTTATTGTTCAATTTACTAGTGCTGGAATTGGAACTACCGTTGCAGATCAAACGTCTCTTTATGTTGCTAAAATAAGTGATGATTTAATTGGTTTATCCACGGTTAGAGTTGGTCTTGGTTCGACAGGTAGTTTTGTTGGTATTTCAAGCACCTATCAAAATTCTACTACTTTATATTTTACTGGAATTGGAACAGGGGTTTATCACAGCTTTAAGACCAATTATGATGTTATTACTGGAGAGATTTCTAGAAATCTAGTAACAGTAGCAACAGCAAGTACTCATGGGTTAACAACTGATGACGAAGTTAAAGTTTCAGTTAGTCCTGGTGTTACTACATCAGTTGTTGTAAAATATAATGATTATAATCGTCGTCTTTTAGTCAATCCTAAGACATTTGTTGCTGGAGGAGTAGATACAACCTTTAATACTATTACTATTGCAGATCATGGTTATAGTACTGGACAAAAGATTGTTCATAATGCATCAACTCCTTCTGGTGGTTTATCAGATAATGGCATTTACTTTATAGTAAGAGTTGATAATAATAAGTTTAAATTATCTAATACTTATTATGATGGGACTTTAGAAAAACCAATTATCGTTAATATCACATCTGCTTCTGGTGGAACTATTTCTTTAGTAAATCCACCATTAAAGGTATATAAAGATTCTACAGTCAATTTTGATGTATCTGATGGGTCTTTAGCATATACTGTTCAGGGAACTGCATACCCTGCATTTGAATTTAATTTCTATACCGATCAAGCATGTCGTGAGATATGGAGTGCAACTGGTACTACTAAAAACTTTGAAGTTCAAAGAACTGGAACTGTTGGTACAGCAGGTGCTAAGGTTGCACTAACAGTAGATAAGAATATTCCAGAGGTTCTATATTATAAATTGGTTCCTGTTTTTGAAAGTGATCTTCCAGCAGTAAAATCAGAGGTTGTAATAGATAGCGATGTTATTTCCTCTAATTTGGTAGAAGTTAAGGAGAGTTTGTATAATGGAACTTATGAAGTGTCTCTTCCTACTACAAGTTCCTTTACTTATAGTATTTCTAGTAAACCAGAGAAAGTTTCTTATGCAGGAACTAGTTCTCTTTTAAATTATGAGACAACCTCTAAATCTGCATTAGGGTCTATATCTAAGTTTGAGTTAATGGATGGTGGACAGTATTACTATGATGTTCCTGGAATTTCTACTGTTACATCTAATCTAGGTCAGGGTGCTATTGTTTCTGCTTCTAGTACAACAATTGGAAGAGTTATAAAAACAGAAATTGAAAATATTGGATACAATTTCCCATCTGATCCTACATTAAGTCCAAGCGTAGGATTACCTCAAGTTGTTCAAATAGAATCTTTAGCAACATTTGAATCTATTGGAGTAAATTCAGTTGGAAGAGGATATTCTTCTGCACCAAAATTACTTGTTTTTGATGGAAAAACCCAAAAGCAAGTTTCTGAAGTTGATTTAAAATATACTCTTGGTAAATCTGAGGTAGAGATTAGAAAGAATGTATATGGATTAAGTGATACTCGTCCAACTATTATTCCAATACACAATAGTGGTGGTGTAGGAATTAATACAGTTGATTATAATAGTTCAACTCAAACCGTAACTCTTACATTAGATGTTGGATTTAGTACTGCTAATAGTTTCCCATTCTCTGTTGGAGATAAGATTTTAGTTGAGAATATTAGTGTTGGATTGGGTTCAACAGGAAGTAATTTTAACTCTGAGGGTTATGATTACAAACTCTTTACTGTAAGTGCTACAGATGAGAATTTAGGTGGTATAGGAACGATTGCCTATAGTCTTTCTGGTATATTACCTGCTGGGCAAATTCCTGGAACTTATGATCCACTTAATTCTTCTGGTAGAGTTATACCTGAAAAATACTTCCCTGTATTTGATATAAAATTAAAAACTAAAGATTACTTCCCTGGAGAAACAGTTACTTCAAGTTCTGCAACTGGTACTGTAGAGAGTTGGGATAAAAACATTGGTATTTTAAAAATATCGTCTGGTGATAACTTTGTTGTTAATGAGACCATTACTGGCAAAACTTCTAATACTCAGGGAGTTGCTTCTTCTATTACAGCATATGATTCCACATTTACTCTAGCAGAATTTTCTGAAGTAATTCATGGATGGGAAACCGATTCTGGTGTTCTTAATAAGAGCCTGCAGAGAATAGAAGATAGTTTATATTATCAGAAGTTCTCTTATTCGTTAAAATCTAAAGTTGATTTTGATACTTGGGATGATGTTGTTAGTGCAACTAATCATACTTCAGGATTCCAGAAATTCTGTGATTATCAGTTGGAGTCTACTTCTAATGATCCAACTATGGTTATTGGATTATCAACTGATACAACTGCAATAGACTCAGTAAATGAATTGAGTGGAATTGGTAATTTACATTGTGTTGAAGATTTTGATCTTGTTAAAGAAAACTCTTTAACTCTAGGTAAAGATATAGTTTCAAATAAAATTATTTTTGCTAATAGAGTTCTTACTGATTATTATGAATCTGTAGGTAACAGGGTGCTCTCTATCGATGATATGAGTAACACCTTTAATAGCAATCCTAGAGCAACACAGTATAGTGCTGTTGCTACTATCGATTTAGCAAAAGTAAGAGCAGCTAAGTTCTTTACTTTTGTAAAAGATAAGAGATATGTGGGTCAAAGACAATTAATGGTTGTTGATCTTATTCATGATGGTTCTCAAGCTTATTTGAACCAGTATGGTAGAATTGAAACTCAATATATTCAAGGTTCATTTGATTTCTCTGTTTCTGGAGATGATGGACAATTACTATTCTATCCTGTTAATTATTCTGTAAATGATTATAATATTGGTGCTATTGCTTATAACTTAGATGATAACCTTCTTGGCATAGGAAGTACAAGTCTTGGTAGTAATAATGTTTGGATTAATTCAAATAGTGTTAAGGTTCTTAAATCAAATACATCTACAAATATTGTAAGTATTGGTAGAACCTATCAGTCTGCTAAGATTCTAGTTGAAATAACAGCAGATGTTAGTGGAAATAGTAATGAATTTGAATTTGAAGAAATCAACCTTATCCATGACAGTCAAGCAAATGGTTTAGGAACAGTTGATATAATTGATTATGGTCAGATGGAAACGACCACATCAAATGTTCCAGGTCAACCAGGATTGGGTACCTATTCTGCTTATATTGATGGTGAAAACATTAAACTTGACTTCTTCCCCAATAGTGTTGGAATTGCAACCACAGCGGTAGTTAATACCCTAGCAGTAGCAATGGGCGGGTTCACGACCACTACAACTGGCGTAGGGACCATTCATATGAAGCATGCCCAACTAGAGGGTAAGTCTACTTATATTGCTGGTACTGGAGCAGGATATGGTGCTACTACAGTAGTCGCTAAGTACCCTACTCAGACTGGAATTATAGATGAATTTGATGCTGCATACTTCATAGTACAAGTTAGTGATCTTAGCACTAATGCATATGAGATGGCAGAGATGCTTGTTGTTGATGATTATAGTGAAGAGACTGCAAGTGGTAATACTTATGAAGTTGAATATGGTAATCTTGGGATAGGAACTAATAGTGGATATGTTGGATTAGGAAGTTTTGGAACTAGATTGGATATTAATGCAGGTTCTACTACTTACGTTGAATTGACATTTACTCCAACAGATGCATTATCTAATCTCAACATGGAAGTTAATGTTTATATGAATGCTATTAAGATTAATGATGATAGTGCTGATATAATCGATTTCAATAATGGATCTATAGAAACTTCATTTGGAGAGTATGAAGGAACAGAGAGGGATATTAAGAGAACCTTTAATTTAACTCATAAGAATGATCCTATCTTTGAGAAGTATTTCTTCGGTAATAGTGCTGAAATTGTTAAATTAACTGATAACACAATCACTCTACCAAACCACTTCTTTGTTAGTGGAGAAACTATTAAGTATCATCATGCTGGAGCCGGTTCTACACAAGCAATTGGATGTCAGAGCACTGCATTTGTCGGTGCTGGTACAACCGATAAACTTCCAGGAGAGAATCTATATGTAGTTAAGATTGATGACGATTCAATTAAGATTGCTACTAGTGCAGAAAAAGCACTTAAAGCAGTTCCTGAAACAGTAGATCTCACTAGTGTTGGTATTGGTACTTCTCATAGATTTGTATCTACCAACCAAAATGCTAAAGTACTGATTGGTCTTGATAATATTATTCAAGGACCAGTTGTAGCAACTGCTCAAACTACCCATTTAGCAGATCAGGCATTGAGCACAGTTGATGTAATTTACTTCTCTGGAATAACGTCGTTCTTTGGATCAGACTTAATTAGGATTGGTGAAGAGATAATGAAGGTGGAGGGGGTTGGTATAGGTAGTACCAACGGAATAAGAGTACGTAGAAACTGGTTAGGAACTAAAGCATCTGGATATGGTACTGATGCACTGGTTACTAAGGTTGAAGGTAATTATAATATTGTTGATAACCTACTTACATTTGCAGAAGCACCTTATGGCAATACTCCATTAAGTACGAGTACTAATCCACCTGATGATAGAGATTGGGTAGGAATTGCAACAGGTTCATCTTTCCAAGGAAGAACATTCTTACGTTCTGGTATTACCAATAGTTCTAATGAGACCTATTATGAGAACTTTATTTTCGATGATATTTCTCATGGATTTACTGGAATTACTAAAGAGTTTACTCTTAAGTCCAGTGGTAATAATGTAACAGGAATTAGTTCAGAGGCAATCATTCTTATTAATGATGTATTCCAGGCACGTGGAAATACTGCAGATTATACTTTAGAAGATAATGCTGGTATTACTTCTATCAGCTTTACTGGTACTGCTCAGGATATTTCCAATGATGTTGGTATATCAAGCTTCCCTAAAGGCGGTATAATCATCTCTGTGGGGTCTACTGAGGGAATGGGTTATCAACCTCTAGTCGCTGCTGGTGCCACTTACACAGTGGGTGCTGGTGGGTCAATCTCTGCTATTTCTATTGGTAATAGTGGTTCTGGTTATAGGATTGGGGTACAGACTGTTAGCGTAGGAATACAAACACAAGGTGTAGATGGTACATATGTGACAGGAATCGCCACTGCTATTATTGCAAATGGTCATATTACCGGAATTGGTACTATTAATCCAATTAGCTTTACTGGTTCAACTATTAAGAAAGTTGTATTTGATGACCCACTTTCTTATACAGATATTCCATTAAATTATAGTAGCGATTCTGTATCTGGAGTTGGTTCTAATGCAAGAGTTAGTGTTGTTGTAAGTCAAGGTTCTAGTGTAATTGACTTTAATATTTCTAACCAAGGATATGGTTATGGTGTTAAGGAAATCTTAACACTTCCTATTGGAGGACCTACTGGAATACCCACATTTACAACTGGAACCTTTAAGGAGTTCCAACTCACAGTTGATGAGAAATTTAATGATGAATTTACTGGATGGTCTGTAGGACAACTCCAATTCTTAGATGATTGGGATAAAGAATTTGACTCGGATACTCGTGCTTTCCAATTGAAAGAGGGTGGAAGTCTTGTTTCTATTATTGCAGGTAAGGGTTCTAAAGTTGATGTACAGTCAGTCATTCTTATCTTTATTAACGACATTCTTCAGGTTCCAGGTAAAGGATATACCTTTACTGGAGGTAGCCAAGTTAACTTTACAGAAGCACCTAAACCAGGTGATACTTCTAAGGTTGTATTCTATAAGGGAACTGGTGGGGTTGACGTTGCATTTAGAAACGTACTTGAGACAGTTAAGAAGGGTGATGATTTAACTATTACATATGATGCTTCTCTTGGACAACCAGCATACTGGGAGGAAGATACAAGAACTGTTAGTAACATTGATTCTACTGATATTGTAAGTACTAATCCATACTTTGGACCTGGTAATACAAATGATGAATCTTTATTAAGACCTGTTGCATGGTGTAGACAGACTGAAGATAAGATAATTAATGAAATACCTGTAGGTAAGGATAGAGAACTTTATGAACCAAATATCTATCCTAATACTTATATTATTAAATCGGTTGGTATTGGATCTACTACTGTTTGGGTTGATAATCTAAGACCACAGTTTGATAGTCAGAATGAGAGTGACACTGATCTTGAGTTCCAGAAGAAGGTTACTTTCGTTTCTCAAGGAGTTAAGACTGGTGCTGCTGCAACTGCTATTGTTTCTGCTGCTGGTACAATTTCTTCTATTGATATTACCGATGGCGGTGTTGGATATACCACTGCTTTTGTTAGCATTGCATCTACGGTAGGAGTAGGAACAACTACAAATGCATTTGGATCAGTAACTATTGGTGCTGCTGGAACCATTACTGGTGTTGCTATTACTAATCCTGGATATGGATATACTTGGACAGATGTTCCTTCCGTTCTAATTTCTCCACCTACGTCAGTTGATGAGCAAAATACGGTTGTTTCTTATGCGGGTGATTCGGGTGTTATTGTTGGATTTGGAACTACAACGGTTAGTGGTAGTAAAGAATTAATATTTGATCTTTATATCCCTGGTGATTCTGATTTAAGAAGTACAACTTTTGTTTCTGCTGCTGTTACTGCTAGTGCTTTAGCCAAGTATGATTACTTTAGAGTTACTGATTCTAATGTTGGTTTAGGATCTACTACAGTATACTCACAAGATCTTTCTGGTAATACAGTTGGTGTTGGAACATCCTTTGCTGATAATGTTTATGTTGTTAAGAGTTCTCAATTAGTTCAAAGAAATGTTGCTGGAGTGACTACATATATTAGGCAAGTTAACGTCAAAGTAAACGGATTTAAATACGCATACTCTGGGGTTACTACCTCTGATTACTTCGGATCCTATAGTTGGGGAAGAATTCAATTAGGAGGAAGAGTTGGTGTAACATCCTACCAAGCTTATACTCAGACTGGGATTACAACGTCAATGCTTGTTATACGTACTGAACCTCTTAAGTATAAGAACTACATAGCCTAATAAATAAATAAAAAATCCCTGTAAAAATGTCAGCAATTATAACTGATCAAATTAGAATATTAAATGCGAAAAACTTTGTTGCTGGTGTAAGTACTAGTGATAACGCATATTATTCTTTTATTGGTCTTCCTAACCCTACTGATTATCAGTCTGATTGGGATACCAGTCCTCCTGCTCCTAAAGATAACTTTAATCAGGAGAATGATTATTGGGACAATATGATTGCTCTGAAGAAGATTAATTCTGACGATGTAAGACAGGTTGTTACTCGTAGGGTGTGGTCATCGGGTACCACATATGATATGTATAGGGATGATTATAGTAGGTCTAATACTGCCAAGATTTCTGGTGCGACTAACTTATATTCAGCATCTTATTATGTAATTAATAGTGATTATAGAGTTTATGAGTGTCTTCAGAATGGAACTGACCCTGATAACCCAAATGGTAGACCATCTCTAGATGAACCAACATTTACAGATTTAGAACCCAGAAGTGCTGGTAGTAGTGGTGATGGGTATATTTGGAAATATCTTTATACCATTAAACCTAGTGAAATTGTAAAGTTTGAATCTAGTGATTATATTCCTGTTCCTTCTAGTTGGTCTACTAGTACTGATAATTCTGCAGTTAGGAATAATGCAGTAGATGGATCTATTAAGATTATCACTGTCACTGACCGTGGAGTTGGTATTGGAACTGGAAACAGGACCTATACTAGAGTTCCTATAAAAGGTGATGGGTCTGGTGCAGAATGTACTGTTATTGTCAATGCTGATTCTAAAATTGATACTGTAACTATTTCTAATCAAGGATCTGGTTACACTTATGGTAATATTGATCTTCTTGCAGGCGGAGTTCCAACTGGAACAACTATTCCAACCTTTAATGTTATCGTATCACCTCCAGGTGGACATGGATATGATATTTACAAGGAATTAGGAGCAATGAATGTTCTTCTATATTCCAGAATTGAAAATGACAATGAAAACCCAGACTTTATAACTGGAAATCAAATCGCAAGAGTTGGTATTGTTGAAAATCCAAAATCCGCTGGAACTACACTTTTAAGTGCTGATAAAGCAAGTGCTACTTATGCTTTAAGATTAACTGGACTTGGATATAGTACTGCTTCATTTACTGCAGACTCTTATTTTGAACAAACTGTATCAACTGGAACATCTGCAGTTGGTAGGGTTGTAAATTATGACCAAACAACAGGGGTCTTAAAGTACTGGCAAGATAAGACCATGGCTGGTTTCAATACAGTTGGAACAGCACAAACAGATCCACAATGGGGATTTGATCTAACAGAGTTTACTGCTTCTCCTAGTACTGGTGGAAGTTTGACGATTGTACCATCTACAGGATCCAATTTAGCGATTGATACATCCTTTACGGGTGTCTCAACCGTAATAAATAATCGTACATACTACCTTGGCCAAGAGTTTACTGACGGTGTGGCTTTACCTGAAGTCAAAAAATATTCAGGTTCTATAGTTTATGTTGATAATAGACCCTCTATAACCAGGTCGGTGAACCAAAAAGAAGATATCAAAGTTATCTTGCAATTCTAAAAAATCATGCCGCAGCAAACGAATCTCAACGTCTCACCATATTTCGACGACTTTGATCCTGATAGCGATTTTCATCGGGTATTATTTAAACCTGGATATCCTGTACAAGCAAGAGAACTAACAGGACTGCAATCTATGTTGCAGAACCAAATTGAGAAATTTGGTAAACATTTTTTTAAAGAGGGTGCAAAGGTAATTCCAGGTAATACTGGATATACTCAATTATTTAATTGTATTCAGTTAAATAATACTTTCCAAGGAGTACCTGTAACTGCTTATGCGGATCAGTTAATTGGTACAAAAATTACTGGAAAAAAATCAGGGGTAACAGCAGTTGTTGAGACTATATTATATCCTCAAGATTCAGAAAGAAATAATCTTACTCTTTACGTAAATTACTTAAGTTCAAACACACAGAATAATACTACTACCACTTTTTCAGATGGTGAGGAGTTGTCTTCTAATGTAATAATTACGTCAGGTTTATTAGGAAATACTACTATAGCAGCAGATACTTCATTTGCTACTACTATTGCTAGTAATGCAGCAGCAACTGGATCTGCTTTCCAAATTCAAGATGGTGTTTATTTTATTCGTGGAAATTTTGTAAATGTAGATACTGAGACTCTTTTATTAGATCAATATACCAATACTCCAAGTTATAGAATTGGACTTTATATTGATGAGACAATAGTTAATGCTGATATGGATGAGAGTTTAAATGATAACTCTCAGGGATTTAATAATTATGCAGCACCTGGTGCAGATAGATTAAGAATCTCTACTAGGTTATTTAAAAAAGCTTTAGATGATTTTAATGACGATAATTTTGTTGAGTTAGCAATAGTAACGGAAGGTGTTTTACAAACTCAAACTGCTGCTTCTACAACATATTCTTCCAATTTCATGGAGATTTTGGCAAGAAGGACTTATGCTGAATCTGGTGATTATTATGTAAATCCATTTGATATTACAGTTGAGAACTCTTTAAATGATAATGTTGGTAATAGGGGTATCTTTCAGGAAGGTCAATTTACTCCTGGAGGGTCTACTCCATCTGATGACTTAGCACTTTATAAGGTTTCTCCTGGTAAAGCATTTGTTAAAGGTTGGGAAGTTACTACCATAAGTCCCGTATACCTAGATGTAGAGAAACCAAGAGCAACTGCAACAATTGAAGATCTTACTTTTGCTTATAATACTGGGCCTACTTTAAAGATAAACAGAGTTGATGGTTCACCTACTATTGGTATAGGAAATACTTATATTGTAAGTCTACGTGACCAGAGAGTTGGTTATACTACTTCTTCACTTCCTGGTAAAGAAATTGGTGTTGCAAGGGTATATGATTACCGATTAGAATCTGGATCATATAGTACTTCTAATGGAAATTTAAATGAGTGGGATATTTCTCTTTATGATGTACAGACAGTAACAGAAATTGCTGTCAGTACTGCATGTACTTTAACAGTTCCTACCTTTATTAAAGGAAAGAATAGTGGTGCAACAGCATTTCTTAAGGATGCTGTAACAGCAGGAACAGCGTTAACTGTATATGAGACAACAGGAAACTTTATTCCTCAGGAATCTCTTGTTATTGATGGCATTCCTGATGGAAGAATTGCTATTGCTATTACTGAGTATGGAATTGGTAATGTAAAATCATTATATGGAACTAATAATGGGGTTGTTGGTGTTAATACCTTTACTGCTGATGTAATTCAATCTACTGGTATTAATGTTGGAATAGTTACTGTTAGTCCTGCATCTGGTGCAAATTATATTAGTACTGTAAGGACAGCAAATCCAAACTTCCCTGGACCACCTACCAACCCTCTCGTAAGGGAAAATGATTTAGTATCATTTACAGATATTGCCATATCTCCTACAGATCCAATTTATGGTAGGGTAACTAGTGTTAGTGAAAATGATATTACTATTACTGGTATAACTTCAGTTTCTGGAATTGTAGATGGTAAGTTACCTGAAGCAGCATATGAAGCAACTGATTTCAAAGTTTTAACTACAAAATTAGATAGTTCATCTGATAATACTCTTTATACACCACTTCCTAAAACTAATGTTTCTACTGTTGATTTAACAGATGCATTTATTACCATAAGAAAGAGTCAATTAGTTAATATCACCAATAATCAATTATCAGCAGTTGTAGTTGCTGGTGAAAATGAAACTTTCTTACCATATGATGAAGAAAGATATGCATTATTGAGATCTGATGGAACTGCAGAACCATTAACTTCTAATGCCGTTGAGATCACGCTAGGTTCTACTAATCTTCAAATCCAGAATTTGGGAGCAAATGATACTGATGCTCAGTTGATTACTACTTTAAAGAAAGTAAAACCAAAGGCAAAGGTAAAGATTCAAAATAGAGTTAATTCTATAGTAGTTAATTTATCAAAACTTGCTGGTTCTGGTATTGGAACAACAACTTTAAATAATGGATTAACATACGGAAACTATCCATATGGAACTAGAGTTGAAGATGATTCTATTTCTTTAAATTCTCCCGATGTTATTGAGGTTCATGGTGTCTTTGAGATGGCAACTGTGCCTTCAGAAGATAACACTAATCCATCAGCACCTAAGATGGTTCTTGGTTCACTGACTAGTTCTACCACTACGACTTCAGAATTTGTAATTGGTGAACAAGTTATTGGGCAAACAAGTGGTGCTATTGCCATAGTTGCTGAGAAATTAACAGATACTCAGATTTCGTTTATTCATAAGAATGATATCTCCTTTAAAGAAGGTGAAGTTATAGCTGCTCAAGAATCTCTTGTTGAAGGAACTATCGTTACTTTAGATTCTCCTAGTTTTAATATAACAGATAACTTTAAAATTAATGATGGTCAGAAGAGTACTTTCTTAAATTATGGTTCAATAATAAGAAAAGCAAACTTTGAACCACCTGAAAAGAAAATTAAAATTTACTTCTCTAATGGATATTATGATACTACTGATGATGGTGACATTACTACAGTAAATTCATATGACAATTTTGATTATGCAACACAAATTGCAGTTGTAGATGAGATTTCAGAAAGTGATATTATTGATATAAGACCAAGAGTTTCTGATTATACAGTTTCTGAGAATGCACGTTCTCCATTAGAATTTTATGGAAGAACCTTTAATTCTTCTGGTCAATCAGCAACTAATCCATTAGCATCTGATGGAGACATTAAGGTTACATTCTCTTACTATCAGGGAAGAATTGATAGGATATTTGTAACTAAAGATGGTATATTTGAAGTTAAATATGGAACTCCTTCTGATTATCCTGATAGGCCAGGTCCAGTTGATGATGCAGTTGAAGTAGCAAGAATTACTTTACCTCCTTATCTGTATAATACATCTGACGCTGCTCTTGAATTTTTAGAGCATAAGAGATTTAGAATGGTTGATATTAAGAGACTTGAGGATAGAATCAAGAATCTTGAATATTATACCACACTTTCCTTAATGGAAGTCAATACTGCCAATATGTTTGTCCCCGATGCGGATGGACTGAATAGGTATAAGTCTGGTTTCTTTGTAGATAATTTCTCTTCCTTTATTGCACAAGAGAATAAAATTGGAATTAATAATAGTATTGATAGAAAGCATAATGAAGGTAGACCCCTACATTATACCAATTCTGTCGATATGATTTTTGGTCCGGTAACTAATCCTGACCCAACTGCCGATCTTCAGTTTGCTTCTATTTTAGAGAATAATGTTACTAAACAGAATGATACTTTAACTTTATCATATACTTCTGTAGAATGGTTAAAGCAACATTTTGCAACAAGATCTGAAAGTGTAACTCCTTTCCTTATTAGTTTCTGGCAAGGAAGTCTGGAATTAACTCCAGCATCAGATACATGGGTTGATACCGTAAGATTAGAAGCTAAGATTATTCAGACAGAAGGTAATTATAATGAGGTAATGAATGATGCTATTGAAGCAGGGACTGTAGATCCACAAACAGGATTTGGTCCAATTATTTGGAATTCTTGGCAGACTAACTGGACAGGAACAGATGTTACAACAGTAACCAGGACTCGTAATCAGCGTATTGGTTGGAGGGGACAAGGACCTGGTGGTCGCAATTTGGTTTGGCGTGGTACTCTTATTGATAGAACCATCAGAGATACCTTCCGGTCAAGGAGAGATACTGGTGTAAGGAGTAGAACCGGTGAAAGAACTATCATTACAGAATCTTTTGATGAGCATTCTGTTGGAGATAGAGTTGTTAGCAGAGATCTTATTCCTTTCATGAGAGCAAGGAATGTAGAATTTGATGCTAAGAGAGTTAAACCTCTTACAAGAATGTATGGTTTCTTTGATGGAGTAGATGTTACCAAGTATTGTGTACCTAAACTCCTTGAAATTCAAATGAATACTGGTACATTCCAGGTTGGAGAAAAGGTCACTGGAACAGTTCAAGGTACTGGTTTAGGTGAGGAAACTTCAAAACCAAGGATAACTTTTAGAGTTGCTCAATCTAATCATAGAGAGGGTGAATATGATCTTCCTACTAAGATCTATCCCGAAAGTCCTTATAATAATCAAATTTTACCAGAATCATATTCATCTACTTCAACTATTTTGAATGTAGATACATATTCTCTTGCTAATGAGGTTCAGGGAGAATATTGGGGTTGGGTAGAAACAGGAATGACTTTAGTTGGTGAATCTAGTGGAGCAACAGCAGAGATTGTTAATCTAAGACTTATTTCTGATTTAGCTGCTAATTTGAAAGGAAGTTACTATATTCCTAATCCTAACAATATTAATTTCCCTAGATTTGAAAGTGGCACTAAAGTCTTTACTTTAGTAAATGATGATACTAATGATCATGATGTAGCAAGTACTATTGCAGAAGAATCATATACTGCAGCAGGTACTTTAGAAACAGTTCAGGAAAATATTGTTTCTGTTAGAAATGCTAGAATTGAAAGAAAGCAGGAATTCCAAGAGAGAGCAGTTACTAGAACAACTGGTCTTCAGATTGTAGGATCTCAAGTAATTAGAGAAAGAAGACAGGAAAATGCTATTGTTGGTTGGTATGACCCTCTTGCTCAGTCTTTCTTAGTTGATGAAGAGACTGGAATATTCATTACTGACTGTGATGTATTCTTTAGATCTAAAGATGATAATGATGTTCCTCTAGTATTCCAATTGAGGACTATGAAGAATGGATATCCTACGCAACATGTTATTCCATTCTCAGAGATTGTAGTAGAACCAGGTGATATTACTACATCTGGTGATGGTTCTATTGCCACTACTATTAAGATGAAAGCACCTGTTTATTTGGAAGGTGGTCAAGAATATGCTATATGTTTAGCATCTAACTCAACGAAATATAGTGTTTATATTTCAAGAATTGGTGAAAATGATCTTCTAACTCAAACTTATATTTCTAACCAGCCTTATCTGGGATCTCTCTTTAAATCTCAGAATGCTTCTACTTGGGAAGCAAGTCAATGGGAAGATCTTAAGTTTACTCTTTATAGAGCAGACTTTGAAGAATCAGGAAGTGTTGAACTTTATAATCCCCAACTTTCAGTAGGTAATAATCAAATCCCTCAATTACTACCAGATTCCTTGAATATGATTTCAAGAACTGTTAGGGTTGGACTTGGTACAACTGTTGCAGATCCTGGACTTCAGGTTGGACAATTAGTTTCTCAACCAGCTTCAGATGCTACAGGTAGATTGATAGGGGTTGCTGGTTCAGCGACTGGTTCATTAACTGTTAGCAATGCTGGTATTGGGTATACACCTGCTGATGGTTCTCGTACTGTTGCTGGAGTTAATCTTGTTACTCTCACTGGTAATGGTAGAGGAGCAGTTGGATCTGTAAGTGTTACTAATGGTGCTATTAGCGCTGCTACTATTACTGGTGGTGGTTCGGGATATCAGGTTGGTGATGTTGTTGGATTTACAACTTTAGGTGTTACTTCTGTTGGTAGAGATGCCAGACTTTCCATTGTTTCAATTGGAATGACTAGTGAATTAATTGTAGATGGAGTTCAAGGAGATTTCACTGTTGGTGCTGCTAAGACTATACAGTATACCAATAGTGCTGGTAATACCGTAGATCTTAATGCTGGGTATGGTGGTAATGTTCAAGTATCTGCAACTACCGTTGATACTGATGGTCTTCATATTAAAGTAGATCATAAGAATCATGGTATGTACTTTGCTGATAATTTAGTTGAAATTTCTAATGCAAGATCTGATGTTAAACCTACTAAGTTGTCTACTCCTTTAGATATTACCAATACTGCGGGTAGTATAAGTGTGACAGATGCCACTAAGTTTAATCTATTTGAAAATGTCGGTGTAGGAACTACTAATTTTGGATATCTTGAAATTGGTGGTAATGGATATGGTACTGGAGAAATTATTTCTTATGAATCTGTTAGTGGTAATAATATTGGTATAACCACTAGAGGATTAAATCCAACTACTTATCCGGTTGGAACTCCAATTTATAAGTACGAATTGGGTGGAGTTTCTCTGAAGAGAATTAATAAGATTCATAATCTATCCGATCCTACTGTAACATCTCCAATTACATTTGATTCTTATCATATAAGAGTGGATATGAGTCAGGATGGAACTAATAGAAATGTTGCTGGATATCCAAGTCTCTATCTAAATGCAACTAAGTCTGCAGGTGGACAGAAGACGAGGGCAACTCAAAATATGCCGTTTGAGATTCTTACTCCAGTTGTTCAAAATGTATCTGTTCGTGGTACTTCTATAACTGGTGAAGTTAGGACTATTACTAGTCAAAGTATTGATGGAAATGAAATTCCTTTCTTGGATGCTGGATTTGAAAGTATTACTCCAAACACTTCAAACTTCTTCCATACTCCTAGAATGATTGCATCTAAGATTAATGAAGATTTGAAACTTGGAACTCTTGCTGGTAATAAGTCTATGAATATGAGACTTTTCTTGAATACTACAGATAGTCGTTTAAGTCCAGTTATTGATGCTCAAAGGCTAGCAGTTATTACTACTTCTAATAGAGTTAATAACGTCATTACTGATTATGCTTCAGATAGTAGAGTAAATGGTATTGACACTGATCCCACAGCATGTCGGTATATTTCTAAAGAAGTAATTCTTGAGAATAGTGCAAGTGCTCTTAAGATTTTGGTAGATGCTCATATTAATGTTAATTGTGATATTAGAGCATTCTATTCAATATCCAATACAGAAGGTGGTACACCTATCTTTACACCATTCCCTGGATTTAATAACTTGAATGGTAGAGGTCAAGTTATTGCTGTGAAGGATAATGATGGTCAATCAGATATATTCATTCCTAAAGTGAATTCTACTGGATTTGAAAGTGGTGATTTAGAATTTACTGAGTATGTATTTACTGCCGATCAATTACCATCATTTAGGACTTATAGAATTAAACTTGTATTAACTTCATCAAGTCAAGTTTATGTTCCTCGTATGAAGAAACTGAGAGTAATGGCATTAGCATGATGTATAAAGTTGAAGGACATGGGGATCTTGCTAGAGATCCAAAAACAAATTCAATTATCAACATCAATTCTTTAGATCATGATAAGTATGTGGCAACTCGTGATATTAAAAAAGTGAAGGAAAAAGATCTTGATAACATGAAAGAAGATCTTGATAATTTAAAAGGTGAAATTGGGGAAATAAAATCCTTACTCAGGGAGTTAGTCCATGGCAAGTAAAAAGATTACATTTGATCCTACTGCTGGTGTGCCCTATGCAGCAAACTTGACCATTTTTGGTGGTGCTAATTTCTCAGCAGACTTTACCGTTGTTGATACGGGCAATGCTGCTTATAATTTTACTGGATGGACTGGTTCTGCTCAATTAGCAAAAAGCGTGTCTGTAGGAGCAACTATGGGTGCCTTAGCGACCTTTAATGTAGGGTTCACTAGTGCTTATGATGGTAAGTTTAATCTATCTTTAGGATCAACAGCAACTGGACTTTTGGCAGAAGGAAGATATGTTTATAATGTTCTAGTAAGTTCTGGAACAACCATATACAGTATTGCTAATGGTAATATCCTAGTGTATGCGGGCATTTCTTCTGCTCCCTAAATATCTAAAAGAGTAGTTGTGTAAATGGCTCAACCAACAAGCAGGACAGAATTTAAAGAATATTGTTTAAGGCAACTGGGTGCTCCTGTGTTAGAAGTTAATCTAGCCACGGAGCAATGCGATGATTTAATAGATGATGCTATTCAATATTTCCAAGAGAGACACTTTGATGGAGTCTCTCAAGTTTATATGAAATATAGAGTAACGCAGGAAGATATTGATAGGGGAAGAGCATCTACAAATGGAAATTATGGAACTGCAGGTATAGTTACTGAAACTGCTAGTGCAAATATTGCAGGAACAGCAACTACATTTTCATATTATGAGAATAGTAATTACCTACAAATACCTCCAGAAATTATTGGTGTAACTAAGATATATCACTTTGATGGATTGAATACTGCTACCAATAACATGTTTAGTGTTAAGTATCAGTTATTCTTAAATGACATTTATTATTGGGGATCAACAGAGATTTTGACTTATGCAATGACAAAGACTTATTTGTCAGATATCCAATTCCTATTAACTACAGAAAAGCAAATAAGATTTAATCAAAGAATGGATAGGTTATATCTAGATGTTGATTGGGGTAGTTTGGCGGTAGGAGACTTTATAATTATAGATTGTTTTAGAGCATTAAATCCAAACGATTACACAAGAGTTTGGAATGATTCATTCTTAAAGAGATATACTGCTGCTCTCTTTAAAAGACAGTGGGGACAAAATTTACTTAAATTCCAAGGAGTTAAATTGCCAGGAGGGGTTGAATTAAATGGACGACAAATCTATGATGATGGAATGAAAGATCTTGAAATCATTAGAGAGCAAATGTCCAATACTTATGAATTGCCTCCACTCGATATGATAGGTTAAGATTATGGCACTTAATCCATACTTCCAGCAGGGTGCTAAGAACGAACAGAGTTTAGTTCAAAATCTTATCAACGAACAGTTGAGGATGTATGGCGTTGAGGTGCATTATCTTCCTAGGAAGTATATGACTGAAACTACAGTCATTAGGGAAGTAATCCAATCAAAATTTGATGATGCTTATCCATTAGAAGCATATGTTGAAACCTATGATGGATATGCAGAAAACCCAGTCTTGATGACCAAGTTTGGTATTGAAGGAACCAATGAAGTTACTCTTACAATCTCCAGAGAGAGATGGGAGACTTATATTGAACCTTTAATGAAGAATGAGTCTAATGTAAAATTAAGCACTAGACCAAAAGAAGGAGATTTGGTTTATTTTCCATTAGGAGATAGGTTATTTGAAATTAAGTATGTAGAGCATGAGAAACCATTCTATCAATTACAAAAGACTTATGTTTACCAGTTGAGATGTGAGCTCTTCCGTTACGAAGATGAGGTTATTGATACTGGAATTGCTGCTATCGATGATGAATTGGTAGGAGATGATATTGGAGATGGAACTACTGAAGACGGTATTTCTACAATTCTTGGACCTACGCAAACACTTACTTTAGTAGGTGCTGGTGTAACTGCTGCTGCATATACTGGAATTATAACTTCAGGTGCAATATCTTACTTTAAGATTAGTAATCGTGGTGGAGGGTATGCCGGAATACCAACTGTAGGAGTGTCTTCTGCACCAGCAGGAGGAGTTACTGGTATTGCTACCATAGGAGAAATGATCGGTGGTATACAATACTGCAATACAAACGTCAATTCCGCACTTAAATCTGTACAATCAATTCATATAATTAATCCAGGTGCTGGATATACAGTTGTACCTGGAGTTGAATTTACCAATACTGGAGATGGATCTGGTGTTGCTGCTACAAGCTTTATTAGCGATAATACTCTAGGTATTGTAACAGTTACCGCTAGTGGTAGTGGATTTACTACTGCACCAACAGTTACATTCCCTGCTCCAGATTCAATTGCTAAGACTGGAATTGGTACTACTGCAACTGCTGCTGCTATTATGAATGCTGCGGGTAAGATAACCAACGTCTGGTATACAAATACTGGTTCTGGTTATACTGCTGGGGATCTACCAGTTTATGCTACATTCTCTATACCAGGTGGAACTGGAAGTGGAAACTTCCAATTCAACGAAGTTATTACGGGAGGTACAAGTGGAGCAACTGCAAGAGTAAGAGTATGGAAGTCCGATACTAACATACTTGAGATAACTAATGTTGCAGGTACATTTGTAATTGGAGAAACCTTAACAGGAGCATCTTCAGGTGCTACTCATGATATCAGACTTATTGATACTGAGATTGGAGATACTGAAGAATATGCAGATAACTTCAATATAGAAACAGAGGCAGACAAGATTTTAGACTTTACAGAGACTAATCCCTTTGGAACGCCCTAAATAAAGTACTAGGAATTTAACAATGTTTGAATATTTTTATAACGAAATATTGAGGAAGACCATTATTTCTTTTGGTACTCTTTTTAATGGGATTTCTATTACCCATACAGATGCTAGTGGCGGTGATATAAATGTCACTAAGGTTCCTTTAGCATATGGTCCAACACAAAAATTCCTGGCAAGACTTACACAACAACCAGATTTAAACAGAGCAACAGCAATAACGTTGCCCAGGATGTCATTTGAGTTTACTGGATTGACTTATGATCCTTCTCGTAAAGTTACTACTACTCAGCAAATTGTAGTAAAAGATCCTGATGATGGAACTGAGACCAAGAAAGCATATATGCCAGTTCCTTATAATATGCAATTTGAACTTGCTATTATGTGTAAGTTAAATGATGATGCTTTGCAAATTACAGAGCAGATTTTACCATATTTTCAACCTGCATATAATCTAACGGTGCAGTTAGTATCATCAATTAAAGAGAAGAGAGATATTCCTGTTGTATTAGAAAATATAACAATGCAAGATGATTATGAGGGAGACTTTGATAAGAGAAGAGTTCTTCTTTATACTTTAAGATTTACTGCAAAGACATATCTATTTGGTCCTGTATCCAGCGCAACCAAGGATATCATCAAGAAGACAACTGTTACATATCTTGCTGGTGGTTCCAAGAGTACAGAAAGAGATATCTCTTACTCTGTTACTCCAAGAGCAATCAAGGATTACACTGGAGATATTATTACTACTTTAGTTAATGATATAGGAATATCTGATGTAGTATTTGCTGTAGAAGATACTAGTGGATTGAGTACTAAGAAGTACTATGATATTGGTGGTGAAGAAATCTATATCACCAAAATTGACGCTGCCTCTAAGAACATAACCGTAGAAAGAGGTAAGGATGGTACTACAATGGCTTCACATCTAAGAGGAGATCCTGTTAAGGGAATTACTCAAGCAGATGATGATCTTGTTGCATTTGGCGATGACTTTGGATTTGATGGGTCTACTACTGGATGGGTTGATTGATGAAAATGACAAAGAAGTTTGACCAATTAGATGATGCTTTTAATGTAGCAACTGAAGTTGTTGCAGAAGCGTTACCTGCAAAGGTAGAGAAGCAAAAACCTGATAGGTTGACTAAAGATGATATTGAAAAAGATTATGAATACACAAGAGGCAATTTATACTCTATCATTGAGAAAGGACAAGAAGCAATTAATGGAATTCTTGAACTTGCTCAGGAGAGTGAAATGCCCAGAGCATATGAAGTTGCGGGACAGTTGATTAAGAGTGTCTCTGATGCTACTGACAAACTCATGGACCTTCAGAAGAAACTGAAGGATGTTGAGGAAGAGAAGGTTGCTAAAGGTCCTTCTAATGTAACTAATGCATTATTTGTTGGTTCTACTGCAGATTTAGCAAAGTTAATTAAGAGCGAAAATGCCAACCCAAAATAAACTAACACCTATTGTATCTCTTACAGGTATCAATACTGTTGGTATCTATACGGTAGGTATTACTGAGCTTGCTGGTGGAGGAGGGGTTAGTTCTACAACTTATCTTAGATCTGTGTTAATGCATAATACTGGTTTAGGAACTTGTACTTCGTCATTATATGTTTACCCTCATTGGGAAGAAGTTGAGGGGGTTGGAAAAACTGCATATAAATTATTAAACAAGAGTTTAGAAGCAGGAGAAACTTTTCTTTGGGATTTACCATCCTATCCTATATTAATGATGGATAGGGAGAAAGTCGTTGTTGAGATTAATGCTCCTACTACAATAGACAAATCATTTACTTTAAATACTGCTATTTCTGCTGGATCTACTGCAGGAATTGGAACTACTGAATTTACGTTAAATTCCATTACAGGAATTGGGATTGGAGATTCTATAACAGTTGGTGCTGCTATTACTGATGCTCCTGTTACACAAGTTTTTACTGCTACTAATAAGGTTAAAATAGGACTTGCTTTAACTGCTGGAGAGTCAATATATGCAGGAACAGCAGTTACAGTTACAGGACCAGACATAGTTACAAATGGAACAGGTATAGGTTCTGCCGTCAATTATATACTGTTTGGTGATCTAGACTCTGCTTGGGCATAAATAACTTTGGGAGAAAAATCCCAAAGTACCTAAGTTACTCATACCATGTCGGAACAGTTACCGTCAATTGATGACTTCTATGAGGAGTTACCATCAGTTGAGGAGGTTATAAAAGAAGAAAATTTACCCTCTATTGACGAGTTCATTGAGAAGGAAGAAGAAGATATTGTAGAAGAGACAATAGAAGAACCTGTAATAGAAGAAGCAGAGGATCTTACAGAAGTAATACGTCTTATTAATGACGTAAGAAAGGATATTCCTAATATTCCTGAAATAAAGTGCTATGATGAGGAATTAAGAGTACTCTCTGAGCAACTTATAGAAGTTAGGGAAAGTATTCCTGAAATTCCTGAACCAAGGGAATATGATAGTGAAGTAGAAGCAATATGTGAACAAATTGACTTAGTAAGGGAGGAAATTAAAGATCTTCCTGAAGTTAAGTACTATGATGATCAGGTAACTTTAATTGAAGATAGAATTGATAATCTTCAAACTGAAGTAACTAATCTCCCTGAGGTTAAGTATTATGATGCTGAGATTGAAGCAATATGTGAAGCAATTGATGAGGTTAAGGCAGCAATACCTAAGTTCCCTAAGTGGGTTAATGAAGTTAATGAAGTTCCTGATTTCTCATGGATTGGAAAAACATTTAGTGTAATTGATGATGATTTTGTTAAGGTTAATGACCATATAGAAGATCTTAAAACTAAGTTTGATTTTGATATTGATACTCTTGCAGAAAGTCTTGATACCAAAGATTTTGAACGTAGAGGAGAAGTTAGTAAGGTAAGAGAAGACCTTAAAGAGGCAAAAGAAAAGATATATGAAGAGTTGAAAGAGGCTGCTATAAAAATATATGAGCACCAAACTCAATTTAAAGATGATGATCGTAAATTAAAGAAACAGGTATTAAGTAAACTTAATGAGACTAAGGGAAAACTTGAAAAGCAAATACTTGAGTTCAATACAAAAAATTATGCGAATAATAAAGAACTTGAAAATTATTTCAAGGGATTAAAAGAAGAGATTTCTAACCTTCCTGAAGTAAAGTATTATGATAACCCTATAAGGGATTTAAAAAATGAATTATCTAAGTTAGATGAAAAGAGGGAAGAACAAGGAGTTAATATCACAGAACTCTATAAGATTGTTGAAGAGTTAAGAGGCAATCAGCAAGAGTTAACTGAGATTTATAATGATCGACCTATTGGACCTGATCCTAAGGAGAAGCAAGGTCAAGACCCTCTTACCCCTACAGACCAAAAGTTTGCTACTCTTAAAGATTTAGCAGCAAACTATAGATTATTTGTTAATAGAGTTGAGCAACAGTTATATACCATCGGTGGTGGTGGTGCTGGATTCCTTAAGGACCTAGCAGATGTTAATATCTCTGGATTGGCAAATGGGGATACTTTAGTATGGAATTCTACTACCAGCATGTGGGATGTTGGTAGTGCTGCTGCTGAAACTTGGATAGTTGATGATGTAGGAGTTAGCACTACTAAGAATGTAGGGGTTGGTACTACTGCTAAGTCTGATAGTGCTTTATATGTTGAAGGAACTGCTACAGTTACTGGTGACTTAAATGTTACTGGTGATATTGTATATGATGAGGTAACTGGTAGAAACCTTAATATTAGTGGGATAGCTACTGTAGGTACTCAATTCTATCCACCTGTATTAACTACAACACAAAGAGATGCCCTTACTGTTAGTGAAGGGTGTATGATTTTTAATACTACTACCAAGAAGATAGAATTCTATGATGGTACTTCTTGGAATACTTTACCAGGAATGAGTCTTGGTCTTACTGTTGCTTTAGATGGTTAATTCTATGGAAAAACAATTTTCACAATTTATGGGAGAAGCCAAAGATTCTCCATCAGGAAAAAAATGTCCGCCAGGTCAATACTACTGTACAAAACGTAAGAAATGTATGGACATTCCTTCAGGTTATAGAGTAGGATATGGTGGATGGTTAGTATCTACTTCTAAAAAGAATGGTAACGGGAATGGTAATGGCAACGGTAATGGGTCCCATAACGGTAACGGAGGTGGTAATGGCAATGGTGGCGGTCATAGCGGTGGGAACGGCAACGGTGGCGGTGGCAATGGCGGTGGAAATGGGGGATGATAAATAACTTAACATATCATGTAACAAATGGCACAACAAACTATAAAATTCACTGTTAAACAAGATGGCACTGTAACTGAGGAGGTTATTGGTGTTGTTGGTAATGACTGTGAAAATCTTACTAAAAGAATTGAAGAGAGATTAGGAGTGGTGGAACGAGTTGAACATAAGCCTGAATATTATGAGCAAAAACAAACCACTGAGGAAGATGTCACACTTCACATGCATAAAGACTAAAATTAAGGAACGTCCTTATTTGATTGAAGCACTAGAATTGATGGGTCATGATGTTCAGGAAAATCAAGAATTGGTTATTACAAATCCTGATCACGCTGAGGATCATCCTGTGGTTCATGCGGAAGTTGCTATATCAAACGATATCGGATTTCGTTGGAATGAAGAAACCCAGACTTATGATCTTTATTCTGACCATGCTACTTGGAATCTTAATATCCCTACTTCTAGGTTTGTAGATAAAGTTAACCAACAGTATGCAAGAATGCTTCTTCATGGTACCGTTAAAGAGGAAGGGTTTACCGTACAAGAAGAGTGGGAAATGGACGATAATTCAATTGAACTAACGGTAACACGCTGGATTGCCTAAATATTAGGGTGAAGTTGTCTAAAATACATGAAAGTAGATCTACCACTTAAGATCGAAATCCCCCAAACTCCTGGTGAGTTTAAAACGGGTTTGATGTTTAGAGAAAGTCTAGACACAGATTCTGGGATGCTTTTTGTCTTTGATAGGGTTGCTCAACAATCCTTTCATATGAGTCATACTACCATTCCTTTAGATATTGCTTTTATTGATGAGGAAGGTTGTATTGAGAGTATAAAAGAATTAACACCTTTAAGAAGAGAACCTGTGTATTCTAATGCACCGGTTCTTTATGCTTTAGAAGTAAACCGTGGATGGTTTGCAGAAAATGAAGTAAAGGTGGGTGATCAAATAATCAAAGATGAAATTAATGAGAACATAGACACTTCTGATTGGCGTAATGACTTCAAACCTACTGAATATGAATTCACTGATATCATTACACCCGAACCTTTACAAT